TACTGATGTGAGGAGATAATGGTCCTGATGGTCTTTGAAGACGATCAGGGTGTCACTATCAACTCTCTCTTCGGTCACCAAGCCATCCTTCTTTGTCACAATGACAAAGGTCGGGACAGCAACCTTGTTACTTTTAACAGTAACAACGGCGGCCGTAGAATAACAGAATGGACACCCACGTATAACACGTAGGGTCCGCTGTTTCGTCGTTTCCATAGCACTCTCCTAGTTAGGTGGTTAGTAGAGGACACCTGGGACCGGAAGGTCTACAACGCCGTAGATACTGGCGAAGTAGCCGACCAGCGCCCAGATAATCCTCTGAAGCATGTCTCTCAGGCTGATCTTTTTGTCCATGCTGGCCTCTACAGGACAGCAGTGACAATAGAGTCACCAATACCAGCGCTCTGCTGGTCGAGAGACCCGAACAAACAAGACAACGCCGCTCGGATGCTCTCCGGGTCGTAGACATCGGACCCAGCCGGGATATCACACGTGAGTGTGAATATCGCCGTAACTGGGGCCTGGTCCGCGGCCACGTTGACACCCTTGCGAACAACAATCTTCGAAACGTTTCGAGGAATGTTGTTGATGACCCCCGTCGCAGGATTCGGAGTTCCGAGGGTCTTTGGGACCGCCGGACGAAACATTGCGATGGTGAAGGGCTGGCTCATTGCATGAGCCTCGACGCCCGTCTGGGTCCCTCCCAAGGCAGTCACTGCGTACTGTTTCGAATGAGAAACAGGCGGAGTGTCTGCAGTGAGAGTGTACGTCGGAGAAGTTAGGCCCGTTTGGGCCGAACCTGTCACCGGCGAACTCAGCGAAAATGACATGGAAGTCACCTCTGTGTAAGTGGAAAAGGGATTTGGAGATTATCTCCTCATCCCGAACCGTAAATGCGCCAACGCTCCCATATTCAGATACTTCTTCCAATTCCTCATTCCAGGGATTTCCCACTGGAACGCAGGAATGAAGGAGCCTAGATACGGGGTACGACGGACATACTTACGGCGCCATATCTGCGTCGACGGTATACACGCATCGACCTCTATAGTGTTAGTCAAGGGCAGTTTAAGGTTGTTACTTTTCGCCCACTGGCAGCGAGTACAATCTCGCGTGCGAGTGTTGCGAAAAACCTTACCCGTCCAGGCCATATCACTACGAGGAAAACACGCTGCCTCGATTACCTCACCGATATTGGTGAAATAATCCACTACAAAGCTGTACGGAATCCACTCCCAGAGCGCGGGAACGAAGTCTCGGAATCGAAATCCCGATTCTTCGATCACACGACACTTGATTGTGGAAGTACGAACTTTGACTGCGCCGTAATACCTAACATAGCTTTCCGTGAAGGTGTAATACCTCCACGTAAAATTTATGTTTCTCGAAGACCTGGTTACCACCCCCGAGTCGGTCTGACTTTTGTCATCAGCAAAGGCTGTAATAGCCTTTCTGTCTTGACGTTTGTCAAACTTTCTCACGGCATGATAGCCGTCCTCGATATCAGATATTAGCGGGAGCCACCCGAATTGGGTCTCCAGCCAACTCTCTGATAGCGCTCGGTTCGCGGCCGATCTCTGCCTTTTGGACAGATCACGAACACGCGTTCCGAGTGGATCTCGACCCGTCGCCTGTTTTAGACGACGTCGAGCCAAGGAGCTCCAGCGGTCAATACCGTCTCGGAGCCCCATCGCAGGGTTACGGATCATGCGCAATGCCTCAGCGAGTTCGACAGCAAAAGTGGCCCCTCGAAAGGAGCCCTGTGCTTGTCTTGCCGCTTTGACATAGTTCATGAGCGCACGTGCGTTGACGTTTGAGTCCTCATCCGTCGAGGGTGCTGAAGGTAAGGCAAGCCCAGTACCGATAAAGTCCCCGGTCCTCTCTTCAGAGGACCAAGACTTCGCGGCACTGTGATTGCACCATCGGCGGGCATATTCATACCCGTCGGTGATCAGCAACTCCCTTCTTTCAGCAGTGAAAGGGGTGGTTGCATTCAAACCCAGGGCGATCCTCTGTCGCCAGTTAGGCATCTTCTCCTCATACAACACATCCTCCCCGGAGGTGCGGCTAAACTGCTCATACACGGTCGAAGTCGGCCATGTAAAGCAGTTTTGGCCACCCTTCCCGCGGACGGTGGTCGTTTTGAGGGTCGAATACTGTAACTGGTAAGACAAAGGATTACCTCTCCGTATAAGGCCACAGCGGTCACATGACCACTGAAAGAGAGCGGCGTGCTTTGAGGGCA